CTCGGTTGCGTTTCAATAATCTTTAGAAAAGGTTTGGATTTCCAATCCTCCTTTTCCCTAGAACCTAAAGATGGAACCAGCATAACAATGCCGACCACCCGATCGATTCCCGCTACAAGGAGCCGGCCTACCTAATCAGTCTAAACCGAACAGAAATATTACATTCTACCTCGCGGTAGATAGTATCTGTCCAGCGTTTAACCGCCGTAGGATCACCCCCTTCTCTGTACCTTATTCGGGTCGTAGAAGGTTTAGGGATCAGAATGGCCGACAATCAGATTGGGGTTCACCCTCAATGGTTGCCGTAGCCTTTATGGGCATGACACCGGTTTCTAAGCGGTGCTGTAGCCTTAGGGACTTACACTGTCCATTCGTCTTAGTTATACCTAGACCAATCAAGTCTTTCCCCACCAGTGATATTACTTCGTGGATCGGAATGGCTTAGAGAACCCATACCACCGCTTCACCAGAGCGAGAAGCTTAGACCTCATTACTGAGTCTTTCTTCCTCATCTCTAACGAACGCGGTAGCGGAAGTTCTGCCACAGAGTCCTGCAACTTATTCAGACGCTCATACAGATCAAGAAATTGATCCATATTAACATCCTCCATAGAGGTCACAGTCTCCGTCAACTGATCCAATTCCCCACGCATATCCCGGAGCTCACAGACAACGTCAAGAAACGCTTCCCTATATACCGTTTCACGGATAGATTCCGTGATTCGAGGGGAAGCTGTAACTTGACTTACTGACTCCCAAGCCTTACGACCGGTCGCCAAGTAAACTTTCTCCACTGACCCGTCTTCCCGTTGAGTTTCCTCAACAAGAACTCGTTCAGATTCGAAAGCTAGTGTTCCGTAATGCTCCCGGTCACGGTATACCGTGACCAGCGTCTTCACTTGGTCCCTAAGTGAATCCAGAGCGTCGAATGAGAGCCTGAACTGCGTTATCAATGCAGTCAGGTACCCATGTACAACTCTAGACCATCTGTCCGCCGAATACTTCGAAGTTATAGACCGAAGTCTAAAGAAATCTTGTACCGGCAGGGCAAAAGGCCCGCCAGGTGCGTAGAGCGAGAGTACCACGTTCCGGACTCTAGGACTAAGTCTCGTTAAAGGCTTAGTAAGAGAGCCACGGACTCGGTAACCATATCCTAAATAATTGAATATGATCCCTAATCTCGGTTTATACGCCCGGACTACGTCCATTAAGATCGCAAAATATCGCGGTCCTAATAACGCTTCCGGCCACGGAACGCCACTCAAGTCTTCAGCTTTACTGAAGAATCGCTTGGCGAACTCGCACACCGGCCTCCTCTCGGAGACCAATGACTTATGAACCGAGATCGCAACACCTAGCTGATCCATGATCAGTAGGTATTCACG